GCGTATACAGTTAATACCTTATTTCTTCCGTTACCCACCTCAGTAGCAAGTGCCCAAAGTTCTTATACATCAGTATATACAGCCGTAAGCACCCTTTTTCTATTTCCCATATATCATTATCAAATTCCCCACCCGCACATACCATACATAATGCGCAGCTCACAATCTGATAATTCCTCCATTGCCAACAATACTTTCACCGCCCTTACAGAGACTCCCAGGTCCCCGAGAGAGAACATCACCCACTCTACTCGTTTACTTGATGATGCTGCTGTAAAAGACATCATGAATTTATTCTTTGAGCAATTTCCTTCCCTCAAAACCTTACACCACCAAAACACTACCCCTACCCTACCAACTGACCCCACCCTTGTTGACCCTACACAACAAGAATCTCAACTCCCCCCCCCTCCCCTATTCCCTCTAATGCCCACCCAGCCCCACCATGAGTGTGGGCTCCTAGAGAACACACATTCTCCGAGGATTGTCAATTCCGTTGACACCATTTTTGGTCTTAATAGCCTTACAGACTTGCCTACTTACGTCCGTAATGCTTCCACTGAGTCCGAACTTGAACCTGTTCACCACCTACTTAACACAGCTGCTCGCCTTCCACCTATCTATATTCCACCCGAGCAATATCTTACTTACAACTCTAATCTCTATAACATGACCAAATCTTTCCAAAACAAAACACGTCCCGCTCCTTATCACGATCTGATTCCAAGTGATAAGCAATCAATTGAAGCGACTAAAAATGTCGTCGAAGCTTTCCGTGCTCTCAACGAAAGAAAATGGACTCCCAACGAAATTATCCTCCTCAATGAATTTTCCACCATAGCTCAAGAGAAACTCCGCGCAAAACGCGATAATCCCAACCATGCTCAAGGCAGATTTCTCGACCTCTTCTTCGACTCCACCGTTTTCGACAATGCTTCTGATAAAATAGCCCAGACCATTAAAGAAACTGGTGTTGAAACCGCCAAAACAGTTGCCTCATCTGTTGAAGTCATGCAAAAAACTCTTCTCCAATTCTTCGTTGACTCTAAGCTCTTCTCCCCCTCAGCTATTGAATCTTTCCTATGTTTCGCTATCCCATTCGTTACCATGTATTTTTCCAACTTCGATCCCGTCGTTGTCACACTCCAAATCACACAACTCATGCTCACCTTCTCTTCCTTCATCAAATGCGCTCAATCCCTCCTTCAACCAGCCATAATGACTCTCCTTCAAGACTTCGCCGCATGGTTCTCCCAAATCACAGATCTCAACTGGATTAACCCTTTCAAGACTTCACCCTCCTTCGACAAAAACGACACCACAGACATATCTAAAAATTCACCTTCCCCCCCCTCTTCGACCATAGAACCTGTCACTAACACCTGTCAAATGGACGTGCCAGTAGCTTTCGATAGCCACAAGATGGTCCAACATCTTGTCACCGCCCTATCGCTCGCTTTTACTGGCGTCGCCTCCACAGTTGTTGTCTCTCAAGACAGCAAGATTAAGACCATTTGTGACATGGCTCGCGTTGCTACTTCCCTCTCATCCCTTTACAAAGTTATATCTGAACTCGCCGACTGGTGTGTTAAAAAGATATATGAATTCTTTGGCTTTAACATGGATGATATTAAAATATCATCCATGGTTCCTGAATTCCAAGAATTCGCCAATGAAGTTATATCACTTGACACCACAGAAACACGAACAGATATGACCACTGACTCCTCAGTATGCACTCGCATCGAAAGATGCTATGTGCGTGCTGTCGAACTATCTAAAGACATCTACAAACCTCACTTCCCCCCCCACATCACTACCCGTTACACTATGCTCTACAATATCATCAAAACACTTTACATGAAATCCCTTGACTGCGCCCCCCGCTTCAAGGATGCCCGACCTGAACCTGCTTGTATAATAATTGCTGGACCTTCGAATATCGGAAAATCTGTCATCACGCGTGAGATACTTACTATCCTGCGTACGACCCTTTTTCCCGATGTTCAAGAGAAAGAATTTGCCTACTATCACAATTCCGGTTGCGCCTTTTACGATGGCTATGTTAAACAAAAAGCCCTCGTAAAAGATGACATGTATCAAATGGTTGACACTCAAGGCTCACCGAACACCGATTTTATCGACACCATCCGCCTTGTTAACACCGCTCCCGCGTTGTTACCTATGGCTGTTGCTGAACTCAAAAAAGATGCTTGGTTCGCTTCTGAGTTTGTACTAGCAAGCACTAATGTTTCTAGTATAAAACCCGTCTCCATTGTCTCCGCCGAAGCTGTTACTCGACGACTCCACCTTTGGGTTGAACCCATTCTCCACTGTAAAAGCACCCGTCCTTTTTCTACCGATCTCGTCTGGGGCAAATATCGACAATTTGCCCACCATGATGGCCACTCAATGGCTTGTTACACTTTCCATCTTAAATACAAAGGCGACACTACTTACACACCTCAACCTAAATCCTCTGCCAACGCCCTCGCTAAACGCTTTCCCGATGATCCAAAAAGGGATCCTTTCGCTTGGACCTTTGAGGACATTATGCTCAAGCTCCTCGAAGTTCGCCTTTTACACATTCGCAACTATGACAAACCTTCTTTCACAAACGTTGACCACACACTTATCTCTAAAGCCGCCGCCCTCTCCTACGAGGAACTTGCTAATTTCAATAATGCTCGCGCCATGCCTTTCACACTTACTTCCCCTCCTTACGTTCCAAAAATCATTTCTAGCTCATCTCCCCCTCCCTCTGAAAAGACTGAGGAGGAGGAACCTACCAACGACCCAGACATCACCAATCACTCACAAATGAACACTGACAAAAAGACAAAAACCACAACCTCTAAGAAACTACAATTCACGCCCCTTGAAAAGACATCGGACATTTCTGTTCCGTGCGGTTGGGTTGATGAAGGAGATAACATCTTCCTCTTCAATCCAGCCTTTTTCTTTTCCTTCCCTCCTGAATCTGTCTTCGGATTCATTTCTTCCTACCCTGAACTCTTTTCTAACCAATTTTGCGACTCCATTTTCACCAAAACGCCTAACATCGACATGCTCTCTTACCTTAAGTCCATTAACCACTCCATCTTCTCCCCAAATTTCTACGCTCATCTTTCCCAAATCCGTGACGACGTCAAATTTTCCCGATATCTCCCATATTACCTCGGTCCTATGGTTGATGTCCTCTTGACTCAAACTCGTTACTATTCTCGCACTGAAAAATTCCCTGAAGCTAAACTTATTTACGTTGACATTGTTCCTTCCATGATTGATCCTCAAATTTCCCATGAGAAGAAACTGAAGAAAGAAAGAAAAGCCGAAAAGAAACGTCAAAAGAAATACGATGACGATTCTGGCTTCACCCAATGGGAAGAGGACAACTCACTCTCACCCGCTGCACTTGAAGCCTGGCAAAAGAAACTCTCTCTAAAAGACAATAATCACGCCCAGATGGAACAATACCCTTACGACACCGATTCAAAACTTGAAGATGATGAAGAATCAGATGATGAAATATCGTTGCCAACTGCTAAGCTCTCGAAAGAGATGTTCTTAACGGTTGAAGACAGTGCTTCATTGCTTGATCTTTTCGTTTTTGGTCTCAAGGATCAGGATGCTGACCAAGTGATTGCAGTTAATGATCGAACAGATCGTTACTTCTTTCACAAGTCAAAAACCTTCCTTGAGGCCAACGTTCTTCAGTTAGAATTGAGACCTCGTGTTAATACTATTTTTTACGACAATTTAAAAACACAAGGTAGACGATTACTCAACACACATAATTTCAAACAATCTATCCGACTCTACCTCAGAAACGTTCTCTTCGATGTTCCCAACGAACAATATAGTGAGGGTATGATAACAGCTACTTCCAAAGTTTATCATATCATGACTATGTTCTTCGATAACATCGACTTTATCGTTAACAAACCACCTACACCACCACCAACTACTATTACCACTTCTTCTATCTCCAAAAGTTTCACTTCTGCTCTCGCCTCTTATGCCGCTTCTTTTCTCGACACCTTACGCTCTCATTGGTTCTACATTCCCGCCTCTCTCCTCCTTGCCTCAATAGCCATCTATAAAATCTACTTCTACGTTTTCCCATCCAGACCTTCTATTGCTTCCGAAGCAGGTATTGATGTTTATGACAATAAACTCAAGAAGACTTTCCGCATGGACCCCGAGTCTGCGCGTGAAAAGTTCCTGTACGGAGGCAAAAGATGGGAAAAAGCCAACATTAAACTTAAAAGACAAAACAACAAAAACACAACACCCGATGTAGCGGCCGAAGGATCGCGAGATTCTACAGCTGATCAGATTTGTGCGTCCGTTAACAACAATCTCTTTCTCATGGAGTTTCACAAAAATGGTAAGCGCATTGGTTCAATCCACATCTTGTTCGTAAAAGGAACAACTGCCATTGCGCCCCGCCATTTAGTGACAACACTATCAGAATCAGATCATGTTATGCTCGCCCACCCCTACAACGAGAGTCGTGCTGTTGATGTTGACAAGATCATTGTCCTCATCGATGACACAATACCCTTTGATGTTTGCGCGCTCCAGTTCCCCGGAGCCGTCGGCTCACGCCGAAACATCATAGGCTGTTTTGCCTCCGATCACGACATATTCAACAAAGACATTTCCAACCAAGCCCGCCTTCTTTCTATTAACACTTCACTTTCAAAGATACCTTCCTGGCAGTCCCGTGAGCTATACGCTAGCTACGATGCCACCCCTGTTAAATACCGTGATGTTAAGGGTATCAACATCATCACCAATCCTTCCAACTTCTCTTACAACCAATCTACTGAAACTGGCATGTGCGGATCACCCCTTGTGATCCTAAACACTTCGTTCGCACGAAAAGTTGTCGGCTACCATATAGCCGGCAACGATTCGGGTACGAAGGGTTATTCCACGCCCATCACTCAAGAAACAATTCACCAACTCTTATCCCACCCTAACGCTGTCAAGACCCTCCAAATAGCTATCGAAGATTATGAAAAAGTCATACCCTTCAATGGTTTAGAAGATAGCGTTATCCCTGGAGCTAAGAATATTAATCTTCTTGGTATTGTTTCAGTAGACGAAGCCACCACCGCTTGTTCCGCCACTAAATTACGTAAAACGGAGCTTTATGGAGCTTTTGGTCCTTCAACCAAAGAGCCCGCCATACTGCGTCCCGTCAGGATAGATGGACAATATGTGGATCCTCTTGAAAAAGCCTTGCTTGCAAACACAAACCAAGTCCCCCTTCTTGATGATTCTATTATTGACCTCATCGTTGACAAACTCTCCTCTCACTTCCGTGAAAACATTCGACCTGACACAGTTAGACGCGTTCTAACACAGGAAGAAGCTATTAACGGAATACCTGGTAAGGCCTTTATTGACTCTCTCAATTTTGGTACTTCACCAGGATACCCTTTCACTCTTTACGCCCATGACAAGCGCGCCTTCTTTGACCCCGTCGGTAATAAGCCTATCGAATTCTTGCAAGAGAGAATTGATACAATTATCGAAAGGGCCAAGGACGGTGAAGCTTGTCTTAACATATTCACTGACTCCAATAAGGACGAAAAACGTCCCATAGCCAAAGTTGCCGAAGCTTCCACTCGCCATATCTCGGGAAGTCCGGTTGATTTTACGATTGTTTTGCGGATGTACACCCTCGCGTTCATGGCTCACGTCATGGATAACAGAGTGGACAACCACGTAGCAGTTGGTATTAATCCGACTTCCCAAGAATGGTCACGCCTTGCCTGGAAATTACAGAGCAAGGGCGCCTCCCTCTTCGGAGGTGACTTCAGCAAATTTGACTCTACCCAGAGTTTTCAAATATTGGACCGCGTGATGGATATCATCAACGCGTGGTTCGATGACGGGCCCGCAAATGCCCTAATTCGGAAAACGCTTTGGCGATCCGTCACAAATTGTGTTCACATTAAGGGTTGCTTCGTATACCAAGCTGATCATAGCTTGGCGTCCGGAAACGCCCTCACTGCGATTGCGAATTCTATTTATGTCATCATGGTTTTTATGTACTGCTGGATACTAATGTTCAAGGGCACTCCCTATGAGTCCCTCGAATGTTTCTTCCTCTATGTATATATAATCACGTTTGGCGACGATCATGTCGTTAACATTGATGATTTGATTAAAGAATTTTTCAATCAGAAAACAATTCCCCCAATTATGAAATCTCTCGGTATGAATTACACCGATGAAAACAAAAATATTGACCCCCTTGTCGCTTATAAAAGTATCACTGACGTGACCTTCCTCAAAAGAGGTTTCGTCTTTGACGCTTCTATGCAGCGCTACTTGGCCCCGCTCGATTTCGGCGTACTCCGTGAAATGGTTTATTACATCAAAAAAGATGCCGAACCATATTACCAGATGAAGAATTTGTTTGAGTTCTCGCTCGAACAAGCTTTCCATCATGGTGAAGAAGTATACCGGGATTGGACCCGAAAAGTAGAAAGAGCAATAATTGAAAGCTCTTTACCCATAAAAATCAATTATCTTAGTTACAGTGCGCAGAGAAGAAATTATCTCGCATATGATACGGACCTTAAGAAGGTGAAAGCGTCTGACGAACTTGAAGAAATTCTTGTTTGCCAGATGTATTCGCTCTCTGACGGTCGTAAAGTAACAAAAACAAACACCACCACCTTTTCTGACGATGTTGGCATCTCCATGGCAACTAAACCTGGTGCTGTATCCACGCCAAGCTGGTTATCGGCCGAAGAAAGTGACTCAAAATATCTCGAAAGACCTATTAAAGTCGCCTCCTTCCCCTGGTCATCAGCAAACGCTTTTGGATCCATCATCACGACACTTGACATGCCAGATGTTATCATCAACAACGCAACCATTACCCCAAAAATCGAAAATTATCGCTTCTTAGCTGCGGATATTCTTATTGAAATTAAATTCAATTCAATTTCCACAGCATGCGGTACTCTTTGGATGTTCTTCGAACCTTTCAGAGAAATGATCCTTGAGAGACGTTTCGCAAATAATTTTGGGTGTATGACTGGTTACAATGGACTGGAACTTAACGTCGGCTCTCCCGCAGCAATGACTTTCCTTATCCCTTATATCAGTCCCAACACCTATCACGACTTGAAAAATGCTCTTGTTGGTCTTGGTGCTTTGCACTTTGCCGTGCTCGCACCCTTCTCCACAACCGTTCCTACAGATAAATGCACTGTGGACGTTTTTGCTTCACTCAAAAACGTTCGCTTATGCGTTCATCTTCCAAACACAACGATTTCTGCGCAAATGGAAGCAGTTCAAAAATCAGAAAAAGGTATGATAAGCAGTATATCAGGCCCCGTCACTAACGCAGCGAAAGCACTGTCAGGACTCCCCGTTCTTGGCCAGTACTTTCAAGCCGCCGCTTGGCTTGGCGATTGTGTCACAACAGTTTCCACGTCAATTGGCTTGTGTAAGACGCCCGATCTTAAAGCTTCAATTACCACCACACCACAGCCGGCAAAGGGTTTTACTCAAGCCTACGGTATTGATCAAGGTGTAGTTCTATCCCTCCATCCCGCAAACGCAATCACTCCTTCCCTGAGTGTTTTCGGTACAAGCGTCGATGAGATGGACTATAAATACATCCAAAACAAATACTGTTGGTTCGGGCAATTCAATTTGTCGACCTCCGACCCGTCAGGAACGATCCTTACGTATTTTCCTATTACACCTGGTCTTTGCGCCGCGTCTTTCACGCCCGACGTCTCTGGCACCTTCTCTACAACACTTCTGTCGTATCTCACCTCGATGCATCAATTGTGGCGTGGAGGAGTCACCATTCGCCTGTCCTTCGCAAAAACCAACTATCAAAATACAAGAATATCAATAGCCGTCTTTCCTGGCTTTAACGCTGCAGAGATAGTACCTGGATTAAATTTTGATGCGGTCAACAAAGTTATCGTTGATCTTAACGAGACTTCTGTTGCCGAAATTACAATTCCGTATCAATCTGCCACGCCCTGGCTTGTCGCCACCCTGTTCAATGACGCCACATATGATGAAGCAAATTACACGAACTGTCTCGGTATGTTAGTCATTTCAGTGGAGACCCCTCTCTACGTTCAGATAAACAGCCCAAGTTCAATAGTATGCAATATGTGGATTAAAGGAGCAGACGACACCCAGTTCGCCATAGCCGATTTTTCCAACTACTATCCCTACACAACGGAAGCACCTCCGGAGCCCTCAAGCTCAAATAGTGCACTAGCTAAACAGCGATCCCACGAGAACGTTGCCACAAACTTATCCCACCGTGCCCCACGAGCATCAAGTAGGTCATCTTCTTCAAAACAGAAAGTGACTAACCATGCTCAAGTGGGAGACGAAGACGAAGCTCCACCAGGCTCAAATCACATGGAACAGATGAATCCTCAAGAAGGAATTCCAACATCTTCCGGTGTGATTACAGCCGACCTCCAGCCATACGTCTTCTGTATAGGCGATAAGTGTGACAACTTACGCGTGTTATGTAAGCGATCCACCAGACTCTTAGCTACAAATTTAGCAGTCTATACGCTCGACCCCTCGTACTTTGGGGCGTTCACCACATCTACCTCGAATCAATGTGCTCTGAATTATATTTCGAGAATCTTCCGGTTAACCACTGGCGGTAGACGCTACATGTTCACAACATATGGCTCAACCGCCGGTGCGACGACCACCTTGTCACCATCCTATTACTTAGCCTCCCAAGTATGGGTCTACAATGCGACGCCTTACCTCATATCTGGCCCTGCAAGTGTGCCTACTCCTAGCTCGTTCATGAGCAGCAATTTAGGCGACTTGAACCCAGTAATGCAAATTACCGTACCGTATAATAGACTCACACCATGTGCTTTGGTTAGTGACCAGGTCTTCCAGACTGAGTCCTTCAGACCCATTCTTTATGTCCAAACTTATAACAAGGCGACTGTCACCGGAGCAACCGGTGCACCCCTGACCGACCTTTTCACGTCAGGCGCCGATGATTTTTCGTTTGGATATTTAGTTGGATCTCCCCAACTCAAGTCCTATTAACGATCGTCAAAACCCGACCTAATACCTACTGTCTAAATAGTCTATGACAGGCCCTCTTTGTATTAGGTGAAGACTTATTAAAAGCAATAAAGATTATCCCATCAGTATAGTCCCGAACAGCCACATCAATTAATTTCCCTCAAATTATCATATGTGGCGCACGGTACGTACTTTTATTTCCCC